CCAGTCTGCCCTCGCCTGTTTCCAAGGTAATATCCGCGTCGTTGTACAGATTATAAGACACGAAAAGGTTGTTGATGGCACTGGCGGAGTTCCAAGCGGAGTCCTCCAACCAAGTGGCGGTGCTTCCGTTGTACCTGTACCAAGCGGAACTCTTTTCCGAGAGGCCTACAGAGCACAGTAAATTGTACCCGGTAACTGGGAGCAACGCTGGCAGCTCGCTAATCAGGCCTATGGAGCTTTGATTACTCGCGCCCATGTACGCACTGCCCGAGGTGGATGTAACCACCATCGTGGTGTAGCCCGGGTCTGCAATCACAGTGGCGTACGGGCCGTCCACCGCAACTGTGCAACGGTGGTCGGTAACAGCCTCAATGAGAGTCTTTAGCTGGTTCGCAATATATGTCGGTGTACTGAGCGCAGCATCGCCCGCGGTAGTTCCATCGGGGGTGGTGTATTCGACTGTGAAACTGGCCCCGGTGTGTTGGATGTGTAGGGAGTAGGTTTTACTGAACGCACCCGTCTTCACAAAGTAGAAACCGGTAATGGCCGGGTTCTGCTTATTCGCGTTGGATACGGTCAGGGTAGGCACTTTGTCTGTGTTCACTACGTACACACGCCCGCGCAAGCTTACGGACTGGATAGAGGCAGCGGAATCCGCGACTAGGTATGAGTTGGTAAAAGAGCCTTTGAGTACCCAGTTGTCGTCGTACAGTTTCAGGGTGCCGGCGTCTGTGTTCACAATGCAGTGTCGCCCCACCCCTCCTGCGGAGTTGTAGGTGGCATACACACTGTCGTTGCTAAAAGCCGCCCCGGAGAGCAGGTCGGCTACAAGCAGACGTGCGCCGGGACGGCGAGAGAGACCCCGCACGGGGTCTGAGGACATGTTCTTCTGTGCTGACACTTGCCCGTCCAGTCGTTCGCGGGCTACTTGTTGGGACACGCCCTGTAATAGACCGTGCATACTACCGTTCAGGATTGCCATTCTAACCTCTCAGGGAGTTGAAGTACCGCGAATACGCGGCTGTCTTGCGAGTATTGTACCGCATCTGGCGGAGGTGTAGTTGTTCAAGCTGGATACGAGCCATACCGGCCTGACTCCGCAGGTACTGCACACTCTGGTCTTCTCCAAGGTCTCCGGAGTAAACCTGAGCCGCCGCCATGTACGCAACGTACAGGCCAGCGGATTCTGGCATATCTTCAAAGTCCACATCGTAGATGGCAAACAGTTCCACCGCCTCGTCGAATACCGCAGTATAGTTCGAGGAGTCAAACAACAGTCCGTTACGGACAGTTACAAGTCGTTTGTCTGAGGTATCCAGTACAGACAGCGAAGCAAAGGGGATTTCCACGTTCCCGGCGTTATTAGGGGACATGGTCACGGTGCTGGAATTGAACCACCAACCGCGCTCAAGCAGCAGCTTGCGATGTTGAGTCATCGCGTTAAGGAGTGCGTCGACAGTCAGATGTTGAATGTTCGTGGTAGTTACTCGGGCTTCCCCGAGTGCGGTAAGGCCGATGTTCACGGCATCAAGTAAAAGCATGGCCCCTCCGGGTTGTGGATTAATGAAATGTCAAGAAATAATACAGAATCAAGCCCCTCCCGAAGGAGAGGCTTTGTTATGCACTATTACGGTACGAGCTTCACAGCGAAGGCTGCGTCGGGGCGGCGCTGGCCGATGGTGTACATGGTGTAGGAGTCCAGTACATCAGCGAATTGCTGCTTGTCCGGCCATACATCGGTGGTCAGGGCCTTGGCCTCAACGGCGATGAGGGTCTTGTTCGGCAGGTACGCCACCATCTCACAGGCTACGTCAGCAGCATCCACGTTGAAGGCGGTGCCCAGCACGTGGTCGGTGATGGCTGCGGTCGGGAAGCGCGGGGACTCTACGACACGGGTGCCGTTCAGGTATCCAACACGACGCATAGCGAAGTCGCCGTTACCGTTGGAGAAGTCCACGGACATGAGCTTGTCGTGGTGCAGCAGGGTCTCGAACACACGAGGGGATACCACGGTGATGATGCTGTCCAGCTCTGCGCCGAGGTCGCGCTCAATCAGCTTGCGGATACCGCGAGCATGGGCTGCTTGCAGGTTAGTGGCGAACACGGACAGGTCCGCGTTGATGGTAGCGGTTTCCTCGATACCGTCATTGAAGGCGGGCTTGAGGTGCGCCGGAGCTGAGAACAGGCGGCACTTCTGGAGTTGGATGATGTGTGCTTGGTCGAACAGCTTGGCGTGCTCGGTGCCGTGCAGTTGACCCAGCTGCGGCAGGGTGTCCGGAGCGGTCCAGTCATCCTGCCAGTCAATCGGGGTACGGGCATAGGTGACGGTGTCCACGGTCACAATCAGCTTGTCGTTACGCACCGGAGCAGCAACCAGCGCCTCACCGGACTGACGGCCCTTGATGGACAGAGAGCCCATGCGGTCGATACGTGCGGTGTTGGAGCGGTCCATAACGGAGCGGAAGCCGGAGTTGGAACGGAAGAAAGAGTTGTACATGAACGAGGTATCAATCTCGCCATCGAAGATTTCCAGATGGATATCTACGTCAGAGGCGGCACCGCCCCAATGGGGACGAGAGGACACTGCATTGTAATCGGTATTAGCCATTTATTATTTCTCCTTATTTGCCCAGTTGCTTGCCGACGGTGCGCATTTGGACGAGCTTGTTGTAATCCGCAGCGTAGGTGCGGCTATTCTGGTTCAGCTTGTGGATTGCGGATTTAAACTCCGCAGCCGACAGGCCTTCGGAAGCAGCGGGATTAGCCCCACCACGTACAGTAGGATTCACGATAGGGGTTACTCCTGCTTGTTTGTTGTAGCCAAGTACGATTTCCGCTGCCTCCTTCACAGTTGCGATATCACCAGATTCAACCATGGCTAGAACAGCGGACTGCATTGCCTTGGTAGCGGTTTGCTTGAACGCCGCCACAGCACCCTTCCACTGGTCCGCACCACCCGCCAGAGTATGCACGGTGTTGATGACCTGTTGGGAACTCTGGACGTGATTATCAAGCACGGCCCGGGCCAGCGCCAAAGCACTCTCGGCGTTAGCTCCGAAGCGTTCCTTGATGAATGCCTCGTCAATCAGAGAGGCGTCGCCATGCTCGATGGCCTTACCCAGCACCCGCTCCATGTCGGCCTCGGTGGTGCCGGTACTTGCTACGAAGGTCTTCACAGCAATGTCGAGCACCGCGTTGCCGGTATCAATTACCGGCACCTCTGCCACTGGGGCCGGGGGCGCGTCGCCCTCCGGGGGAGCAGCCGGGGCCGGTGGTGTGGGTGGGGTAGTGTCGGCGGGCGGGGTACGCCCCTCTTTAATCGCTGCTAGAATCTGCTCCAGCGTACTCTCTTGGCCGCCGCCATTAAGCGGGGCTGCTCCTGCTACTGCGCCAGCGTAATCACCGCCGCCCGGAGTGTGGACGGTAGGGGTAACGGGGGCTGCTGGGGTAGGGGTAGCTGCTGTGGTGGGGTTTGCCATTATGCTAGTCCTTGTTGTGCTAGGGCTTCGGGTGCATTAAGCACGCCTTGCTGTAGTTGAGGGGCGGGCACTGGGGCGGCCTCGGCGGCCTGCTCTTGCTTGAGCTGCTCAGTGGTCTTGTACACGTCGTCAAGTTTAACTCCCCGGGCAATCAGAATCATATCAATGATACGTTCCATGTCAAATTTCTTAGAAGCAGCGGGGAATACTTGTAGGGCTAGTCCGATATCGTTAGCAGCCTCCAATAGTTTAGTCACGTTGTTGCTACGGCCAAGGGCCGAGACACCAGTAAGAACCTCAAGGTCAATGCCACCGGCTATTACCTCTTGGATGAACGAGGGTTCAATCTCATTCACAAGGATGTGTGCGAGCGGAACGTGCAGGGTGTCGGCAAGTGAGGAGTACACACCACCCAACCCAATCTCTGCTTCCTGTGCGTTCATGCGGATTTCTTCCGCGGTAACGCGCTCGGCGTTTCGGGTGTTGCCAGTGTACATGAAGGCCGGGGACAGTCGCTGGTAGATGCTCTGCACGTCGCCTAGTAGGGCTGACATTTTATTGAAGTCTCCTGCCTCGTAGGCCGCTACGTCACCGACCTTGGCAGATACAAACTCACCGCTCTCGGCGCTGTTCAGTGCATCCACATCGGCGCCGGTGCCCGGGCTGACCAAGTGCAACACACGGCAAGCCTCAATCTCGTACAGGGCAAGGGCTCGACTCAACTCGGAGAGCTTAGCGAAATCCCCGGCGAAGTCCTCAACCAGACCGCGTCCGTAGTTCTCACCTACGATAAGGTTCCAAACCACCGGGATGTACGGACAAATCTTGACGGGGTACACGCTGGGCTCCCCTACGTCGTGACTCTCAATCTGCTGACTCACCACGAATACGTCCGTGAGCTTACGGGACTCCCGCTTGATACGGGTGTACATGTCCAGGTTGGCATACTCCTCGCGCCCCTTAAACAGGGTCTGCACCTCTTTGGGCAAGGTACTCAGGGATACGCGCTCCTTGAGAATCATATCCAACACAGTGCCTGCACCGTCTCGCAGCACAGCGTACTGACGCATGTTATATGCAATCAGCTTGCTAGTGGGGGTTTCCCGAAACAGCAGGGCATTCCCTGTGCAAATGAGGAGCTTCATGAGGTGGACAATCTGGTGGTAAGAAGCACCACTGAAGATGCGACGATACGCTCGGTTCTCTAGGTCGGCCAGCTTGGATGATAGGTCGGCGGCATCTACCCCCGCGGCCTTAGCCAACTCCCCCATGTCGGAACTGCCGTCCAATCGGAAGAAAGGCTGATTCGCCGGGAACAGGAGCTGGGCCAGCTTACTTGCCAAGTGGTTGGCTAGAATCGCCCCGATACTTTGATAGTCCCGCTGTACGTCGACACGCTTACCGTCTCGGGATGTGCTCACATCCGCAAAGATTGTTGGGATGGACCACTCCGCATAGGACTCTGTTTTGAGTATCGCAGAGTCGTCCCTGTACTTCGTGTACAGGGTGCTGTAGTTGTCATTTGCCATTAGCGAAGTCCTAGGGTAGACCCAATGCCAGTCTTCTTCTTACGGGGCACACCGCCCCCAGCTAAACCCAAGTCGGAACTCAGCCCCGCACCCCCGCCAGCAAGCACCTTAGCAGTGTTGTCGAGGGCGGCATTAGAGCCCAAGGCGGTCTGTTCTCGCTGCATGGTTTTCTGCTGTTCCAACGCACGTTGTTGTTGTTCTAGGTCCTTGCGTGCGGCTTCCTGCTGTGCACGGAGTTTAGACCCTTTAAAATCTGTACCTAAGATGGGGTCAAATACAGAGCCGATTGCTTTACTAATAAAACCCATTCAAACCTCCAAGAATTTAATGACCGCCTTGTTGCGGTAGGTTCTGGTCCAGCCAATCCAGCTAAGGCCGGCCTGTTCTGCCCGGTTACGCAGCACTCTGGCCATACTCGCCAGCGTGTTCTTGGGGGCATTCGGTAGTGCGATAGTGTGGGCCACCTGCACACCCTTGCCGTGCATAGACGAGCTTTGACACACGTCGCTAATGAGCAGCAACCCAGCACAAACCCCATCTGAGGTATGGGCGGTTATGGCCCATCCTCCAGTAGTGACATCACACATCTCGTCTATGACGTCGCGTAGGTAGTTGTTAGGTGGCTTCGTGGTGGTAGTAGGGTATGCTTGGATGACGGCCGGAAAGAACTCTTTGATTGTGTCCTCAACCTCGTCGTAATCGAATACTTCTTTGAGTACAATCTCAGTACACTTCTGGGACATGTCTAATCCTCGATACCCGTTTAATGGTCTCCAACACGCTGCGTTGTCCGGCGTTGTGGAGTCGTTCAGAAAATGATAGTGAGCTTCCCGTTAGTTCTGGGAATGTCTGCTCTAGG